TTTGACTATCATGGGTACATGAGCGCAATACTTAGCCCGGTCAATACGCATCCGATTACTACTCGCGACGTGGTCGCGGCGAACGTCCGTGCCGAGGCGTCGCGGCTCGGCTATAACCAAGTGCGACTAGGTAAGACACTGGGAATTTCACAGGGCGCAATAACGAAACGTTGGCGCGGCGAACGTCCGTGGCAACTAGAGGAGCTCGATAGCCTAGCGACGGCGCTAGGCGTCTCGGTTGCCGACCTGGTAACGCCTACCGGTCGGGAAACGCGCCTCCGACAGGACTCGAACCTGCAACCTCGGGATTTGCTCACATTCCACATAGTGGACACATTGGCAGGGGCGTTAGCGCACGTCGGCGAGGGCGCGGCGGCGTAGATCGGGCGCGATCGCGCGGGGTGAGTGAGGATAGCGGGCATGGTTACACAGAAAGCGGGCGTGCCGAGCGGGTGGAGTACGCCAATCGGAGATTACAGACTGCACCTATTGGGGATTGGTCGGTCAGTGGCGACCGTGAGGCTCCGGGTCGATTGGGTGAGACGGTTTGCGCGGGCCGTCGAGGTGGGCCCCTGGGAGGTAGGGACCGCCGACGTGATTGAATGGTCGGCGGGTCACCTGTGGGCACGAGATACGCGCCGGAGCGCCCTACAGTCGATTGCAGGGTTCTACTCGTGGGCGAGTGAGTCGCGTGAGGTCGGCGTCGATCCGGCGAGGATCCCGTCGGTGAGGGCGAGCGCGCCCGCGCCAAGGCCAGCCGATGACGGCGCGGTCATGCGGGCGCGATCCTCGAGCGATTGGAGGGTGAGGCTTGCCGTGAGGCTTGCGTCCGAGCTGGGTTTACGGCGCGGCGAGGTTGCTCGAGTGCGCGGGTCCGATCTTGTGCGTGATCTGAGGGGCTGGTCGCTCATTGTGCATGGCAAGGGCGGTAAAGCGCGGATAGTGCCCCTCGCCGCCGATCTGGCACTCGAGGTCGAGAGGCGCGGGCCGGGGTGGCTTTTTCCCGGCGCGGACGCCGGTCATGTATCGCCGGAATGGATCGGGCGGCTCGTGGGCCGCGCGCTACCCTCCGGTGTGACTATGCACGCCCTGAGGCATAGGTTTGCCACGAGGGCCTATGAGAGGACCGGCGATCTCGTCGCTGTTCAGAGGATCCTCGGTCATGAGTCGCCACAAACGACCCTTAGGTATCTCGCCATTGCGGACGAAACCCTAAGGGCCGTTGTGGAGGCCGTCGCTTAGCGTGGCCTTACTTTTGTCGCGCCGGCTTTAGTGTCTCGAGCGCGCGGATCCGAGTGTCATAGTCCCCATGCTCCCGGTCTCGCGTGACTCTGAGGTCTCCGATCTCGTGACCGAGGCCCTTGACCTCACGTGCCAGCGATTCGACCGAGTGCCGGGCTATGAGCACGTCGGCGCTTTGCTTGGTCTGCTCGGTCTCGATCCGTCGGATGGTCTCGCCGTGGGCGGCGAGCTGCTCCTCGATCCGCTGGGTCGCATCCGAGATACTAGACCCGTGATTGGGGCTGACGCGGGCGTGGATCCGGCGGGCCTGTATGAGGGTCGCGACCGATGCGACGACGGTCGAGAAACCGGTCAGACCGCCGAGCGCGGTGATGACCTCGGCGGTAAAGCTCACGATTCTCCTCGAGGGACGTGCGCGCCCGCTGTTCCAAAGCCGAGGAGAGCGGTCGCGAGGGCGAGCCAGAGCGGCGCGGTCTGATTGTCGAGGATCCCGTAGGCGATGAGGAGGGAGACGATCGCGGCGAGGACTCCGTAGGTGTAGAGACGCACGCGGGGGGTAAACCACGCGATCGGCTGAGGGGTCGCGGCGTGGCGGGGATCGTTGCTCACTTTGCGCCCTCCTTGACCGCGTCGAGGATCGCGGCGGTGGCGGCGTCGATGTCCACGCGCGTTGCGGATGCGCTCGCCTCGGCGACGCGGTTGTGGCGCTCCCACGCCTCCCTAATCATCATCTTTGCGTGATGCTGAGGGACCTCGGTGACGCCGAGGACATCGTTATAGACCTGAGCGCCGACGCGATCGAGGGCGAAAGCGCCGGAATTCTCGGTCACGAGGGCGTACCCGGTGATGCCGTATTCGGAGGGGTAGGAGATGACAAACATGTGAGTGTTTCCTTTCGTGGGGGTGGGGATAGGTGCGGTCGGTGTGGTGGGCGCGTCGGCGGTGGTGAGGGCGGGAGGCCGGAGGACGTGGGTCCATCGCCCGGCCTGTGTGTAGGGGTGTGCGTAGAAACCGATGACGCGCGTCTCGCCGCCGGTGTCATCGCCGGGACCGTCGCCCTCGGCGCTTCCCATGATGTCGCCGACGCCGTCGATCCATGCCTCGGCGAGGCGCTCGTCGCCGACGTATCCGGCGACATGACCGACGCCGCCGGAGGCAGATTCGGAGAGGAGGAGGTCGCCGGTCGCGAGGTTATCGGCGTCGCCGCCGGTTTGGGCGTATGGGATGACTGCCCATCCCACGGCCTCGAGCCCGGCGCGCATGTCGCCGGTGTAGGTTGCGGTGCCCGTGGGGTATCCGGCTTGCCGCGCGGCCTCGAGGACCATCGCGGAACAATCGGTCTCGAACTGGAAACCGGGTGTCGTGACGCCGCGCGTGCGGGTCACGTCGTGCCGGTGCGGCTGGGAGTAGCCGCCGTCGGCAATTGCGCTCATCCAATAGAGGCGCTGAGCGAGGGTCTGTGTGGACATGTGTTCTCCGTTCTTAGAGTGCGATTGCGACCCACATGAGCTGCGCATACGCGCTCGTGGCGCTCGTGTTGTTGTGCGCCATCCACGTAAAGCTAGTGGCGGTAATATCCCATGCGGCGAGGTTCAATCGCTGATTCTGGGATTGCATGAAAACCATCGGCGGTTTCTTGAACGGCTTAGGGAATTGAACCGTATAGCTATTCGTCTGGTCGCCCGGCTGAATCGAGCCGACGGCGACTTGTCCGATCTGGATACCGCCGAGGAGTCGATCGAGGCCGTCCTTAAGCTCGGCAAAATTGCCGTTCACGTCCTCGGCGCGAGCGATCTCGCCCGGTACAAACTTTTTCATGCGCGGGTTCCTTTCAGAGCGTTAGGGGCTAGGTCGAGCGTGGTTGCCCACGTCGTGGGTGTGATCTTGTGGGTGACCTGGGTGATGAGGACCGGCGTCGAGTCGCCTCGGAATTCCACGTTCGCGGCGGTGATCGGGTCGAGGCGCGCCGCTTCTCGCATGAGTGCGCCGCGATTATTGGGGCCGTGCTTGTGGGCAGGTGCGAGCGTGACGCGGCTCGGTGTGGGCTCGGCGTTGGCGGCGGTGAGGTATCGGCGCGCGGTGGCCTCGAGGACATTTCCGGCGAGGGTTGTGTCGATCGAGATCGTGGTTCCTCCCCATACGTCGGCGGCGGTGGGGTCGCTGACTGTGACCTCGAGGTCCTCTGCTCGCCACTCGCCGTTATCATCGCGGCCCGCGTTGTGGTTTGTGACGGTCACGTGGGCGATAGAGTCCGAGGCGGACCACTCATTGGCGATCGAGGTGTAGGACCACATGCCGCGCGATAGGTCCGTGTCCATCGCGTCTGTGAATGTGAGCGCCGGGGCGGTGGGGCGATTCACGAGGATCGAGACGACGCCCGTGCGGGTGACCGACCATGAGCCGACGACACTCGCGGTGAGGGCGTCGATGTGCTTGGCGAGGCTGGTCTCCCACACGGTGGCACAGACGCGGGCGGGCACATTGGCCGTGTCGAGCGTGTACTCGAGGCCGGGCGCGCTCGTGACGAGGCGCTCGAGGCGCGATCGCCACGTCTCGGATCCGTCGCCGCCGTCGGCTTTCGCGCCATACCGGGTGATAGCGGCGAGCCTTGCGACCGTGTCCGAGCACGTAAATTCGACCTCATATTTCGTGCGACCACCGGGCTTGTGGGGGGTGACGGTGAGGTCGGTGATGATGCCCGTGTAGATCGGCGTCCTTGTAGGCCAATGAATCAGTTTGACCGGCGTTCCGTGGTGGATACCTGTCGCTCGAGGACTGAGGGCGTCGATCGCGCGGATGGTCAGGGTACCGACACGGGCGGTGAGGGCCGGGCCATTCGCTTGCACGCCTCGAGTGATAGACATGTCCGTAACGGGCGCGGTGATGTCCTGCCAATAATCGGTTACGGTTTCGGAGACCTCCCACGCGCGGGTATCCCACGCGTGACGATCCCACGTGAGCGCGTTAGGACGGTCGCCGCCAGTGGTCCATGCCTCGCGATCCCACCGGTGCGTATTCCACCGGAGGCCGGTCGCGCCGGGCATCGGGTAGAGCGCTTGGAGCGAGAGCACATCCCTCGGCTTTGGGAATTCCGAGATGGGTGTCTCGTCGATGATGTCGAGGCGCTCGATGATGCCGGAGCGGAGGCCGGAGACCTCGAGGGTGAGGGTGGGGCCGGTGGTCACGGTCGCGGTGTAGTCATAGCGGCGAGATGCCGGGTAGCGGCGAGCGTGATCGCCCGCGCGGATGACAACGGGCGTGCCGAGCTGTGTCGAGGAGATAGCGAGGATGACCGTGATGCGGTGTCCCGGCGCGAGGTGGTCGATCGTGCACTCGAGCGATGCGCCGGTGAGCTGGAACTGCAGACGCCCATTACCGAGGGCGCGGATTGTTGCGCCGGTGTAGTCGCTGATGCTGGGTGCGGGTAGCTTTGTCATCGGCCCGCTCCATTGAGTCGCGTGTACTGCTCGAGGCTCGAGGCGATGACGCGCCCGGCGTCGATCGAGGGCGTGAGCATCGGCGCGTCAACACTCACGTTATAGATGTTGACGATGCGACCGCCGGAGAGATCGAGGTCGGCGTTAGGGCTGAGGAACTCGGTCCCGGCCACATCGCGCGTGAGTCCCTGCAGAGAGGATTTAACGTTTCCGTACTGCGATTCGAGGCCCCTGATAAAGCCTTGAATCACGTACACGCCCGCGGGCGTGAGGAGCCGCTTATCAAGATCCTCCGGGCCTTTCCAACTGGTGAGGCTCGAGGTCAGGTTACTAAGCGTCGATTGAACCGATCCGATCATGGACGTGATACCGGAGATGAAACCCTGAATGAGGCTCCGGCCCGCGTTCACGAGGGTCGAGCCGAGCGATCCGAGGGCACTCACGGCGCGGCTCGGGAGGCTCGAGATAAAGCCGATAGCCGTGCTGACGCCGCTCGAGATCGCGCCGGTGAGCGAGGTCATCGCGCCGCTAATCGCGCCGGTGATGTTAGACCGGAGATTGTTGAAATAGCTGATCGCGCCGGAAATGAATCCGTTGATGGTGCCGGTGACAGTGCCGAGGACATTCGTGATAGTCGAGCTGATCGAGGTCCATACGCTCGTCGCGATCGACCAAATGCCATTCCATGCCGAGGAGATCGTTTGACTCACGGCCTGAATGGTTGCGCCGAGGGTTTCCACGAGGAAAGCAACAAACTCAGAGAGCACACCGACGACGCCGGTGATGATGGGCGTGAGGATCTGGATAGCAACCGTGAGCACGTTGCCGATGACGGCGGCGACCATTGAGATAGCGTTGATGATGGGCGTGAGGATCGTGATGAGGACCGACAGAATCGGCGCGAGGGCACTGACTAGCGCCTCGATGAGCGGCGACAGGGCTATCACGAGCCGACCGATAAACTCGCCAACGGCGCTGAGGAGCTGACCAATGACGGGCAGGACGGGCGCGAGGGCAGTCACAAGGGTATCGACGAGCTGCATGATGACCGGTAGGAGCGGCTCGATCGCGGTGAGGATCGCGCTAATGACCGAGCCGACGGCCTCGAGGAGCGTCCCGATCGTGGGCAGGACGGGCACAAGAGCGGACACGACGGCGTCGATGATACGCGAGAGAATCGGGAGGAGCTGCCCAATGATCGGGATGATGGTCCCGGTGAGGATACCGCCGACCTGGTTGAGGAGATTCCCGATGACGGGCAGGACTTGCGCCATGACGCCGCCGAGGAGGTCGGCGAGGCCCTGCAGGGCCGGGACGACGCTCGGCAAAGCCTCTGCGAGGGTATTACCGAGAGCCACGCCGATGTCGCCGATGAGCTGGGCGATCGTGGGCAGGAGCGGCTCAATCGCTTGGAAGATCAAGTGTAGCGGGCTGAATGAGCTCGCGATCTGTACGACGGTCGGAATGATCTCCATGAGGGTGGGGATGACGGGCGCGAAAGCCTGTCCGATCTGCGTCGCGATCGGTATGACCGTTTGCATGACGGAGGCGAACACGTCGCCGACCTGGGAGATGATGGGGCCGATGACCTGCATGATGCCGCCGAAAGCGGCTTTAAGGGTGCCGCCGATGCCGCCCTCGCCGCTGAGTCGGTCGCGGATCGAGTCGATGACGGGCGCGATCGCATCCCCAATCGGGGCGAGCCGAGCGCGGACGGTCTCGATGACGGGCGCGATCGCATCCCCAATCGCCGTGAGGCGTGCGGGGATTCCGGTGATCCAGTCGGCGAACTTTTGTCCCGATCCGTCGATGAGCGCCGAGAGCTTAGGTCCGAGGAATTCGGCGGCGGCGTCGGCGGCGGGCGCGAGCGCGCTCGTGACGGCGTCGATCCCGATCGTGGCTTGCTGTAGGACGGTCTTGAAGTGCGGGAAGATGGGACCGACGGCGACCGCGCCGAGGCGACCAAGCGCGGCGAGAGTGTTCGCCCATGCGCCGCGCGTGGTGTCTGCCATGACGCGGCCAGCGCCGCCGATATTCTTTTCGACCGCGCCGAGGAAGTCCTCGAGAGATACCTTTCCGTCGCTGACCATCTTCCGGAGCTCGTCGGTCGATACGCCCATCGACTCGCTAAGGTACTTCCAGATCGGAATACCTCGGTCGGCGAGCTGGTTCATTTCCTGCGTGGTGACCTTCTGATTGGTGGCGACCTTGCCGAAAATTGAGCCCATCTCCTCCATAGAGGTACCCGCGATTTGGGCGGTATCGGCCACGAGACCGAGGTAGCGCTGTAGATCCTTGCCGGGCTTGATCTGTGCGGCGAGCGCTGACGCGGCGGTGGTCGCGGCGGCGTCGAGGCCAAACGCGGTGCCCTTGACCGCCGCTAATGCGTCCTTGGAAACCTGTGTCACGGTTTCGACATCCGCGCCGAGGGCCTTGAGCTTTGCCTGTGCATCCTCGATCGCGAGGGCTCGCGAAATGCCCTTTTTGGCGGCGATACCGGCGATTGCCGCGCCGATCGCGCCGACGGCGGCGACGCCGGTTTTTGCCATGCCGCCGAGCTTGGAGCCGAGCCCGCCGAGGGTCGAGGCGACATCGCTCATACCACGCTTGAAATTCGACGTGTTGGCGAGGACTGAGACGATGACGGTTTGGCGACCCATCGGCGGCGGCCTTTCTTAGTTGCGGTTTCGTTTCTTGAGGACCTTGATGAATTCGGCGAGCTCGGCGAGGGTGAGCTGCTTGTATTCGGTGGGAGACATGCCCGCTGCGACGCACACGTGCGCCATGAGGCGGGCACGCTCCCTAGCTAGGGGCGGGTGGCATCGCCCTCGGTGAGCGGCTCGATGATCTTGTTTGCTTCTTCCATGGGCAGGGCGTCGATCTCGTCGAGCGTGAGGGGGTGGTCGCTCCGGTTGCTCATGATGTAAACGAGGGCCTTGAGGACGCGACCGAGGGGCTTGTCCTCGTCGATCTGTGCGAGCGGGAGGCCGGAAATGTCCTCGAGGGTGGTGACCTCGCCGATGGTGAGAGAGTCGAAATTCATGATGGATTGTCCTTAGAGGTTGTTGCGGTCGAGGATCTCGCCTAGACCTGTCTCGAGGCGGGTGATGACCTCGCCTCGGGTTTGCTCGATGGCTTTGAGCATGAACTGATTGGGCTTGATGTGGCGCTCGGGCCATCCGTAATGAACGACGCCCGCGTAGGGCAGTCGCTTTGACTCGAAACCGGTGCGAACCACGGCCTTTGTCTTGCCGCGCCCGGCTCGGATCGAGTCGCGCATCTTCCGGGAGCGGGCGGGTGCGAGGGCCCGCCCGCGCCCGGCGACGATCTCGCCGATCGAGTGCATGAGCTCACGCATGTTTTCGGAGTCGGCTCCGGCCTTGGTGGCGGCGCGGATCGCGCGGTTAAGCCCATCGACCCTAAATGCGTATTCGGCCATACGGGATTAGGCGGGCTCAACCGCCGAGATCTTCTGACGCCACGAGACGACAGGGAGCTCGAGGTCGAACGTCGATTCCTCATTGACCTTGACCGGGAGCGTCGGCGGCGTGGAGATCGTGCACGTGCCCACGTAGTGGGGCTGGTCGGCGGTCGGCGTTTCATTGCCGTTGGGCGCGAAAACGAACGGAATGTCCTTGCCGACATTGTCGAACAGGAGACGCCAGAGACTCGCGGACGCGGTCGAGACGATACCGGCGACCTTGAGCTTCATCTGCGTACCGCCCGCGCCGATCGAGCCAAACGTCGCGGTGGAGTCCGAGTCCGAGGGACTCATCTCGGCTTCATTCATGTCCGGCCACACGTCGCGGTCATTGAGCTTGAATCCGAGCTTCTTGCCCTTGATGCGGGCGGATTCGCGGACGGTGACCTTTGCGGGTTCAGGTGCCATGGTGGGTGTCCTTTCAGTTGGTGAGGTTGATCGGGGTGGTGGCTGTGATGGTGACGGCGGGGAGCTGGAATGTCTCGCCGGTCAGGTAGTAGGGCTGTGAGATCTCGGTAGGGGTCCAGTCGGTGCCGCCGAGGACGGTGAGGACCGCCGAGGTGAGGTCCTCGAGGGCTCGGATCTGGTCGGCGGCTTTCGCCTTGTGCGTGACGCATAGGATGCGCACGGCGAGGCGGTGGGCGCGCGCGAAAGCGGGTGCGGCTGGGTCGAGCTCGATCCATGGGCTCGAGGGCGTGAGGATGATTTGCGGCGGTGAGGGGCGGTCCACGTCGTGGGCGAGGACTTGAGCGCCGTCGATTGCGGCGGCGAGGACGGCGGCGAGATCCTCACGGAGGGCGGTGAGGTCGGTCATCCGAAAGCGACTCCGATCCATGGGGCGAGGATGGGCCTCGCGGCGATCATGGGGTCACGGGCGAGGCGGACGCTACCGCCGAGGTCCGAGTACCCGGCGACGATGCCGCCGACCGCGTCGCGCGCCGCCCATAGCTCGGCGGCGACCTTGTGCACGGCGAGGGTGAGGATCTCGCCGGGCACGCCGCGCCCGTTGGTCGCCTTGTCCACGAGGTGGGTCGCGGATTGGAGGACGGGGGTGAGCTCGGCGTCGGTCGCGGTCGGATTGTGCAAGTAGGCACGGAGCGCGTCGAGGGCCTCGGTCAGGGCGGCGGTAGCGTCCATCTCGGTCACGCGCCGATCTTGAGCGGGATGATGAGGTCAGGGCGCTCCGGCGCGATCGCCGAGTAGTAATAGACGGACAGGTCGCGGGTGAGGTTGAGGATCTTGTCATCCTGCAGGTGGGCGAGGTTGCTCGAGTGGACGCGGATCGCGTCGGCGTTGAAGAAGGCACCGGCGATCTTTTCCCCACGATTGGCGGTTGCCTTGAGGTCAGGGATAACGGAGACGTTACCGAGGGTGCCAGCGAGCACATCGGAGGTAAGGGTACCGATCGTGCCGGTGCCGTGACCGGAAACGGCCATGTAGGGCGTTCCATTCGAGTTCTCGAGCGTGGCGAGCTTGAGGAACGTCGCGCGATCCACGATGAGACCGGAGATGCTCGAGCCGAGTTCCTGGTAGGCGGCGTTCACGTCGAGGAGCATCGCGACGATGTCGGCATAGTTCAGGGCCTCGAGGGCCTTAGAGATCGTGATAGCGCGCGTGGCTTCCTTGACCTGCTTTTCCCATGCGGTGTGGAAGTTCGCGGCGGCGTCCTTGGCGGCGGCGGCGGTCATGGCTCGCACGGTCAGGTCGATCATGTTCGCGCGGGCACGCTGAATCTCTTGGAACGACAGGCTCGAGGCACCGCCGAAAGTCTCGATGTCGGCGGTCTTGACCTTGGTCGAGACCTTGCCGGTGGCGAGCTCGTCGCCTTCCTTGGCCTGCTTTCCGACGGTGACGGTGTTTTCCTTGAGCTCGGTGTACTCCATGGTCATACCCTGCATAGGCAGAGCACCGGTCGCGAAGTGCCGAGACAGAGGGTTTGCGTCGGTGATGATCTGGGTCAGGTCGCGCATGAACGTCGGCGTCGCCGAGAGGGCATCGTCGCCGAGCACGCCGCCCTGGTAGGCGCGCGTCATGATCGAGTTCATGGTCTCGATCGCGCGCTCGTCGCCGGAGGCGATCGCCTTGATGAATTCACCGGCGGTGCGGCGATCGGGCGCGGGCGCGGGAGCGGGCGCGTCGGCGAGTGCGGTGCGGCGATCGAGGTCGGCGAGGTGGGCGCGGATCTCGGTGAGATCCTGGGCGGTGACCTCAGGGGTGGGGTTGCTCATGAGCGGGGTTCCTTTCGTGGGGGTGAGGGTTGCCTCGCGGACGTTGGTGATCTTGGCGTCCTTGTAGGCGGGGTTGAGGACAACGGAGAATTCCACGGCGCGCGCGGCGGTGATGGTGTTGACGGTCTGACCATCGACGGTGTCCTCGCGGGCGTCGAGGAGCTCGAAGCCGATACTCATCGACTTGAGGACGCCGTCGCGGATGAGTGTGTAAACCTCATCGCCGCGCTGGGTGTGGGAGATGTGGGCGGTGACCTCGAGGCCCTCGTCGGTATCGCGCGTCGCGGTGATCGTGCCGATCGGCTCGGCGTGCTGGTACACGAGGACGGCGTCGGCGGCGTCGATCGCGCCGCGCTCGAAACGCTCGCGGTATCCGAAACCCATGTCGTAGATCGGGCCGTAGGGGACTCCGATCGCGGTGAATTCGCGGGTGCCCTCGTCGAGGGATCGGGTTTCGAGGGGGAGGGTGAGGGCGGCGGTCCTCATGAGACGGTCTCACTTTCAGGGGTGTCGGCGGGTGTGGGGGTGGTGGCGAGTGGCGGGAGGCCCTCGATGTCGCGGACCTCATCGACCGTGAGAAAACCCGTCTGGATTGCGAGGGCGTGGGCCTCGTATCGGGTTTTCGTATCGGGCCGTAGGACGGCGTTGAGGTTGAATCGCGCGGACTGGCCTCGCGGGAGGAGGGCGGTGAGCTGGTCCTCGATGGGGCTGATGTATCCCATGAGGGTGTCGCGGAGCATGTCGAGGGACGCGGTCTCGAGGTTGTTGTAGGTCATGGACCCGCCCTCGATTGCGCTTGCGAGCTTGGCGGGCGGGATGCCAAACAGGCGTGCGACGCGGGAGACGCCCCATTTCTGAGAGTCGAGCCACTGCAGTTCGGAGGGTTTCACGCCGATCGGCTGGTAGGTGAGGCCCTGTCCGAGTACGGCGGTTTTGCCCGCGTTCTGCTTTTCCATCCATTCCGTGGCGGCGGCGTCGGCGGCGTCGCGCGTGAGGGGCTGGTCGGTGGAGAGGACGCCCGCCGGAGTGCCGCCCCTGGTAAACAGGTTGTCGGCATACCGTTGCACGTGGGCGAGGCCGGTGAGGCCCTGGTAGGCCGCTTGAATCGGTCCGAGTCCGAGGGGCTTGCCGGGGATCGACAGGTATCGGAGGTGTGCGATGTCGCGGCGGTCAACTGCCCTGCCATCGACGGCGTAGTGGGTGACTTGACCGGCGTCGATGGTGACGATGACGCGTGCGGGGTCGATGTTGATGAGCGCGAGCACCGCGCCTTTATCGTCGCGATCGACTCGCCAAAATGCGTTGCCGTGGAGGGCGAGGGCGGCGACGGTTTCGGTGATCCATTGGCGCTGCGTGCGCCACGGGTCAGGGTGAGCCACGAGGGGCGAGTCGGTGGGGTGATCGCCGCGCCACGTGTCGATCGTGAGTTGCCCGGCGAGGGTCTGCAGGTAGGCGATCGCGCGATAGACCGCGTCGAGTCCGAGGATCTCGTCGATCGCGACGATGTCGGCGCGCGCCGGTGGCATGACGCGCGGCGACAGTGCGGTTACGTCGGCGCGGGGGTGGATCCCAAAGAGGCGAGCGATGTTCATGTGGCTATCGTGCGCGTGGGTGTCTACAAATCACGTAGGTACCGGCGTTGCGCGAGGTTGTATGCCTTGTATGCGTGCCGCCCGTTGTGGCACGCGCGCTCATGGTCGGCGGCGGCGCGCCACGCCTCGATATGCGAGATTCTGGGGATAAAGTCTCGCCATCCGCATGTGCACACGGCGAGGAACGTGTATGCGCCGCGATCGACGGTAAGCCGGTATTGTGAGTTGTGCATCATTGCCACCTTTAGAACAGTTGGAGACGGTTACGGCGCGAGCTTGCGCGGTGTGCGGCGAGTGCGAGGGCGCGGATCGCGTCGATCGGTTTCGGTGACTTGGTCGCGCTAAATGCCATGGTCCCGGCGAGCGGGCGGGTGACGGCGTCCTCGAGGGCGGCGCGGGTCGCTGGGTCGCCGTCGTGGTGTACGGTCCCGGCCTTGGTCTTGTCGATGAGCCATTGACAGGCGGCGGCGTACTCGCGGGTATTGACGACGTTGACGGGTACGCCCATTTCCTCGAGCTCGGCGAGGACGGTGCGCATCGGGCCGGTCGCGTCGGCGACGATGTCGGTGTAACCGGCGTGGTACATGCGCGAGATTGCATCGGTTACCCACATCGTGCCGGATTGTGCGGCGAGGCAAACGGCTTGGGTGTCCTCGCCGGATCGGTAGGCCCCGTAGATGGTCGCGCCGGATCCGTCGTTAGCGACATCGACGCCGACGGTGATGAGGCCGGGGCCGGGTGGGGCGAGCTGGTCGCTCGGCGTCGCGAGGGAGTCCCAAATAGCGAGGTCGATGACGCTCGTCTCGCCGGTGAGATCCTCGAGGTTCAGGTAGGAGCGTTTCCATGTGGCGAGGGGCTCGTCGCGTCCGAGGGTGAGGATCTTATCGAACGTCTGTGTATAGCCGATCGCGGGGTGGAAAGCGAGCGTGTCGCGCCCGTAGGGGTCGGCGGTGGCGAGGTCTGGGTCGGCGGACCACTCGAAATACGCGGTCCTCGAGTGCGGTTCTTGAGTCGCGGCGCGCCCCTGTGTGATGAGGCGATTGAGGTACGCCGAGCGCGCGGTCCCCTTGGTCGAGACGATCCACAATTGAGAGTCGATGACCGTTGCGAAAGTGGGGTTGATCGCCGCTGTGAGCGCTGTTCCGGATTCCTCGTCAAATGCCCACGCTTCATCAATCATCACCAAATTGAGTGAGTCGCCATGCACGGCGGTCGGTGTGGGCGCGAACGGCGAGAGGGTCGAGCCGGTGCGCTTGTAGGTCAGGGCCTCGGCTCCCTTTGATGCGTACTTCTTGAACGCGTGCGGGTGGTGGTCCACGTCGAGGGCCTGAATGATTTGGTCCCATCGCTTGCGCGCATCTTTGCCGGTCTGTGCTGTCATCTGAATGACGTGGTCGCGGTATGAGAGGAGTCGGTCGGCGGCGACGGCGCGCATGAGCGCGGTCTTTCCCGATTGGCGCGGGACCGAGACAATGACGGTTGTGTAGGCCCATTCTCCGGGGCGCTCGGTGTCGAGCTCGAGGGCCACGTCGGCAACGTACTTTTGCCAGGGCATGAGGGGGGTGCCCATGACGTGGGCGGCGATGTGAGCGACGCGGTCGCCGAACGTGGGTCGATCCGGGTTGCGGGCGGTGGCGTAGGCGGGCGGGGCAATGGGCGGGGTGGTCATGCGAGGGCCTTTGCGGTGAGGGCTTGAATCTGGGCGTCGAGCGCGTCGAAATAGGGTTCTTGACCGGTGAGCGGTTCCGGCAGAGCGTCGAGGGTTTCCACGAGGAGTTTCGCGAGGTTTGCGGTCGCGACGGATACGCCTTTGGGGCCGCCGAGCATCCCCTTATCGACGGCGCGGGCCGTTGTCTCGAGCGTTGCGGCGATCGCGATGTACTTGCCGGTAATGAGGCCGTCCTTTCGGAGGGCGGTGAGCGCCGCGATGGTCTCCGATTCGACAGGACCGACCACATGGACGGGGGTCGGCGGCTCCATTCCCGGCAATACGCCTGTTTTGAGTGGTTCCATGGGTTTTTTCCTGTAGTTTCCTTTGATTTTCTGCCCTTTTCGACCCGTTTTCTGGCGTTATCGGGGGGAGACGGAAGTTTGGGGCGGGTCTTCCTGGGGGTAGGCGTCTTAAAACAGCCCGGCAACGAGGCCGGAGCGGACCGGAGAGCGGACCGTCTTGACCGGGCGAGCGCCTCGAGAGATGTTGCAATGCAAGTGGGAGAGCCGGAGCCCGTCGATGTCATCCCCACCGCCGAGCGACCGAGGAACAACGTGCTCCACTGATGCCGAGAGCGGATCGGGATACGTGCGAGTCATGTCGATCGGACCACGGCACACGTAGCACGTGGTGCCATGCGTAGCGGCTACCTGCCATTTGATCTGCGCTACCCTCCGGCCACCCCACCGGCTCACGGGTAGAGCCGATCAATCGGCGACGGGCTGGGCGGCGGCGGGTACGACGCCGCGATCTCGTCGCGCATCTGCCGAGCGAGTGATGCGATCTGTAGCGACAGACCGGCGAGACGGAATTGCGGCGAGCTCATGGAATACGGGTGAGCGCCGTTTAGCTGCTCATGAGCTCGCATAGCCATAGCCTCGATGTCGGTAGCAATATCGGCAACGACGGCGCGAGAGTCAGGGCGAGGGGTGTGATTAGGCATTGAACAGTTCCTTAGCCTTGGTGTCGGTGATCATGAGGCGCGCCCATGAGCGCAGGTGTGCATCTGGATAGGTGGCGTGCATGTAAGCAACGAAAGCGGGAGGCCAGACGGATTCGGGGTCTTGGCTTGCTGCTGCTGCTTCTTCTTCTTTGCGGCGACGCTCGGCGGCTAGGCGCGATTCCTCGGCGGCGCGCTGTGAGCGCATAATCGCTTGGTACCTGCATTGGTTGCACCGATCCGGTGCCTGTTCTCCGTGACTGCATGTAGCGGGCATGTAAGCGGAATAGGTGGGCTTGTACTTCGTGGGCATGGTCTTTTCTTCCTTGGTGGGCGAAACAATCTCTTCACGGGTGGAGTGAGGGGCGGCGTGAGACGCCCCCTCATCCCGTAGGGAGGGATGGGGCGAACCCATGTCCTCATGGGCCGCGTCGATCGGTTTCGGGCGCGCTGTGTTGCGACGGACGCGGTAGAACTGCAGACGGGCGCGGGTCTCGGCGTTGCGGCGTCGGTCCTCGGCGTCCGAGGCGCGCCGGAATGCGAGCGCCCAATCGACTAGGGTGCGCTTGATGACTTTGATGAAACCGACGGTCGGCGCTCCGGCGCGGATGCCGCCGCGATTCCACACGATGACACCGGCGTCCTCGAGCCACTGCAGACAACGCGAGGTGTGCCGGAGAGAGTACCCGGCGCGCTTAGCGAGCTGTCGCGCCGTGGTCTGAATGACCGCTGTGAGGTCTGTGCGGCTGTCGTGAGCGATGAGAGAGAGGGTGTCGAGGATCGCCCTCGAGGCCGCGAACTCGCGGCCCCTGAGCGGTCCCCACCCCACGCGGGAGAGAGCGGCGAGGATCGACGTGACGGACATCCCGGCATTGAGCTTGCCGCCCCGGCGGCGGGCGGGCGCGGGGGTCGGCTGGGCGGCGGCGTCGGTCGCGGCGGGTCCACTAATAGCGGCCTTGGCGGCGGCGATGAATTCGGCGCGCTCGGCGGCGGTCCACACGGCGGCGCTCATCCTTTCGCCTCGATCATGTACCGGATCGCGACCGTGATATAGCAATGCACGAGGCGCATCTTTTGAGCGCGCTCGGTGGTACGCATCCGCTTAGCTCGAGGGGCGGCGGCGTCCTCGGCGAGCTGCAGGGTGAGCGCCTGTGTCTTTCGGAGGAGCGAGCGCACAATCGCCGCATCTGACTGACTAATCATTGCGGCGCTCCGTTTCGGCGTCGTACTCGGCTTGAACAGAGTCGAGGGCGAGCGCGAGGTTTCGGAGCGCTCGAGCGAGCTCGGCGGGTGTGTGCCCGTCGCGAGCAACTAGCTCGGTTTGGCCGTCGTGTCGGATGAGGACCATTGCGGCCATGCTTGCCGAGGCTTGATCCAGTTCGGCGAGGAGGGCGGGCGAGATGTTATCCACGAGGCGCGAGCTCATCGGGTAGCTCCCTTGGTCTCGTGCTGGTCGCGCCGGTGCGACCACACGCCGGATGCCGTGAGCGTGAGGGCCATGAGCGGGACGGTGACCGGCCACGGGATATAGAACATGAACATCGCGACGATGGTCGCCGCGTAGGAGGTCAGGGCGAGGATCGCGGCGAGGAACTGGATCCAGTCGATGCGGTAGCGGTTCATGGGGTCACTCCGTTTCGAGCGTCGAGGCAGTAACTGAGATCGGGACGCCCGCCGATGCGAGGCGGTCGAGATCGGTGACAGACCAACGCCGGGTGCCGAGGAGCTTCTTTGAGAACGCGGACTGCTGCACTCCGATAGCGGTGGACATGGCCTCTTGATTGAGGCCGGTCGCGCGCATGTATCGGGTCACCTCGAGGGTGATGAATTCCTGAGTGTCGGTCATACAGGCTGGTTTAGTTCATATTTGACTATTAATCAAAATGAAAGGGCGGCTAAATTGTACCGACCGGTCATGCTGTTATGCCATTTTTGACTATCATGGGTACATGAGCGCAATACTTAGCCCGGTCAATACGCATCCGATTACTACTCGCGACGTGGTCGCGGCGAA